GAAGATCCATTATCAATACAAATATAAACTTTATAATCAGAATTCATTACATAGTAATTTGAATCATACAATCTTGTTGATTGTGTGATCGGAGATAAATTTGTGGAACTATAATCGTGCCTGTACATTTCATATCTAGTTCCTCTCGTCCAATCAATTCTTCTAATCAATCTTTTCGCATTGATTGAAGTTACTTTTTTGCCAAACATCATCGTTTGACCGACATGATTTAAATTATTAAAATTATCTACAGGAACTGGTGTATTATCATCCCAAGTAGTTGACCTACCAAATCCAACCTGAGTTGGGTTTGCTAAACTCAGAAAAACATAGTAAGAATTATTGGTAGTGTCACTAATGGAGTCTACGAAATTACTCGCATTTAATATTCTAAATTGATCTGTTACAATTGCCGCCATCGTAAATAGCTTTTTCCTATATTTATAGATCTTTTCTAAGCGCCCCAGTATCTCTTAAACCATAACCACGTCTTTGAATTGTTGGGAACGTTGATAGACCAGAATTTGTTGTATTAAATCCAACAATCAGTCCAGTAACTCCTATAGAAACAGGAGTTGTAGATCTTGTTATACCAGATAGTCTTCCCCAAGAGAATCTTCCAAGTGGTAGTGATGTGCTTCCCGTAGTTGCTATTCCAACTACTGAACTATCCGATTTAACATTAGTCACAATTTCGGCATTTCCGCCAGAAGAAGAGATGCTGTGTACATAGTAAATATTATCCAAGAAAGTGGTTCCAATCCCAACTAGTGAAGCATCTCCACCATCAATTGAAGTAACGCCATTACCGACGGTCGTATCTACAACACAAATTGGATAATTGACATTTAAACCGGTAAATGATGATGAATTTAAGAAGAATTTGAGTGCTAGTGGATTACCACCAGTTCCAGAAGTTGTAGTAATCCCTGTTATTATTCCAGAGAAACCTTCAACAACGGTTATATCAGTTACATTTTCATATGTTGGGGTTGGGAATGGAACGATAACTTTTGGTTGTGTTGCAAGTGAATATCCAAGACCTGGATTTGTAATATTAGCAACACCACTTAAAGATCCATTTACTATGGATATTGTTGCTGTTGCTGTAGTACCAATACCAACTCCAATGTGTTTGGGTGATCCAATCTTAACTTCTACTGAAGATCCAGTGTATCCAGAACCAGCATTTATGATATCTAGAGATTGTACAGTTCCTGCCACAGAAACTATGGCAGTAACTGCCGCTGAAATGGGATCAACGCTGTCAATAATTAAGGCATCGAACGAAGATATAACAATAGCAGATTCATTTTCTTCATAATTGAAGAATTGTGCATCATCAACAAAGATTTCAGTATCTGATGTAGAAACATCTTTAATGATTCTTGCGGTTGGATAAACCTGAGTTTCTATAGAATCTCTTGATTTTGATACTACTTCATTAAAAATGATCTTATCAACTTTTTGTTTTGTCCAACTTAATGGTTTAAAATTATTTTCATCTATACCAAAACCACCATAAAGATTTGTCTCCATAATATCGGAACTTGTAATTCCAACAACTACTCTAGAATCTTGAGTAACTGTATTTGAATTTGAATTATTTTTTATAACCTGAACAATATCTCCTTGTTTAATAGATTCATTTACATTGATGATTGAAGAGTCAACACCTCTCGTTCCTCTATAGAAAAATACTGATATAATATCACTTTCCTCTGGGGCTTCAGTAAATACGAACGATGTTCCTCCAGTAAATGTATAATTAACACCCGGATCTTGTATTACTCCATTTACAAATATAATCAGTAAGGCATTTAAATCAATATCAATTGAGTCTATATTCGATGGATCTTTTTGGAAACTTAAAAGTTGTCCGTTGTAGTTAAGAGGGAATCTCGTTCTAATTCCATTTTGTAATCCCGCTATACTGTCAATGTAATCCAATTCTCCAAATTGCCAAGAAGAGAATGTATCGGTAAAAGTTTCAATAACAGTTAATTCAAAATCGGAAAGTGGTTCCGAAAGATTTCTATCCGTAACCAAACCAACTGGTTTGAATACATCACCATTTCTAAAACCATAACCAGGTCTTGTTATATTGAATGACTTAACTTCAAATAGGGTTGAACCAATTCCTGTGGTTGAACTTGCTCCAACCTCTAAAGATAAGAGTAGTCCAGTTCCAGTTTCTGATGTTGTTCCAATACCAAGTCTTGATACCCCTGTAATTGGTAGGTTTTCGTAAGATGGTTCTGATACACTTACAAAAGTATTTGTTACATCGTAACCAGTTCCTCCACTATTAATGGTAAATGCCAAGGAACCACCAGCACCAACAGAGACAGAAACATCTGCACCATAACCAGTTGATGAAGTAACTGCTATGCTAACAGGACCTTTGTATCCGGATCCGTTTACATCTGTAGAACCAATACCTATTGCAGTGATAGACCCAGATCCATCAATAACTGCAGTTACTGAAGCACCAACCAGAGGAGCATAACCCAATCCATTTGTTGAACCAAGAGAGATAATGTATCCACCACGTGGTAGTTGATTCTGCTCAATGTAAACGGGATCGATAATTATCGAACCATTTGAAGAGGTTATTCCACTAAAAGTGACACTGGAAACACCAACACCTTCACTTAATTCATAATTATTTCCAGCATTATTTTCTGTAGTTGGTGTTTGGAAAATGTCATTTATTAATAAAATTCCACTTCCCGTGGATATTCCGGTGGTGTTTAAACCAGAAGAGGTTAGTGTATAAGTTTGCCCAATTCCCGTAAATTGGTTAGAAATATCATCATAAATTACATTAGAACTATAATCCTGCTTTAAGAATACTCTACCATTAAAGGTTGAGAATACTTCTTGAAGGTTACTGGAATCAATTGTATTATCAGCACTTCCCTTAGGTGGTTCTGTGAAGTATATTGTGCTCCCTTCAATGTTATAAGATCCACGATATACTTGGAATGGAGTTGAATCTGTATGAGATGTTGCGGAACTTCCTACAGCACCTCTAGAAACTTCTATAAGGGTTGTAATACCAACATTATCGATTGGTCCACTCGAAGTTGTTCCAAAACCAACAGCAAGAACTTTTACAAATTCGTCTTCAACTTTTAATATATCTGATGGTCTAATCGAAGAAATTCCAGAAACGGCAAAGAAAGTAGAAGAAGCACTTACTTGACCACCATTATCGACCAAAGTATAAGATATTGGATTGTATGCTAAAGGATATTGAATAATACCATCAACAGAGAGAACAGTTTTCTCAAGTCTTTTGTGCATTTCAAATTCATGGGTATTCCCACTTCCAGTAGAAGTAAATGTTACACCTATTCCAGAAGAAGCATACAATGGAGTTGTTGCTACCTTAAACTGGTTATTGTTTAACTTAATGGCATAAACAGTTGATGGTAAAACATCAGTTGTCCCAATACCAACTCCCCCAGATATTTCTGTTGCTGTTGATCCAATACCAACACTGGTGAATGCTAATCCAATTACACTACTGTTTGGTGTATAATTTAACCTTTCGCCAGTGCTGAAGAAGTGATTATCAATTGTAAATATTCCAGTCTCAACATCAAGAATAGATGAATCTGATGGATCAAAAGTCTTGGCAAAGATTGGAGTTCCTTCATAATTCAAATTAAAGTCAAGTTTATTTGATCTATCACCATTTTTTGAATTATAGAAGGCAAGATTTACTGCTTCTGTCACAGGACCATAAGTTAGATCTGGTGGTGTATTAACAGTATCACTATCTTCATAGAAAAACTTATTCAAACTTTGAATTTCATAAGATCCAGTAACGTTTGAATCTGGATAGAAACTCAGAACTAAATCTGTTCCATTGTACTCACCACCAAATGTCCCAATACCACTAGTACTTCCGACTGAGATAAATGGGTACTGTGTTGTATAAACATCCGTTCCATCGTGTGTCATTAGTACTTGATGAATGGAAGTACTATCACCATATGAAACTCTGACTAAAGATTTAACAGAAGAAATCAGACTCTTATCAGCAGAAAAGACTGTTGATCCAGAAGATACATTGGATTCTAGTTTTATACTTCTCTCAGATCCATCTGTTTGTGCTGAGGTCTTAAATCTATATGTTCCAATGCCAACAGACGTTAAACCAAATCCAACTAACTTACCTCTTACTAAGATTTCGTTGTCAGAATTGTTTGTAAAATCAAGGGATAACACCCCACTGTCAATAGAAATACCAAATGATCCGATTAAACCACCAACACTTCCAATATTACCATCACTATAAAACTCAGAAACATATGTATTTTCACCATCATGATCAATTTCAAGTTCTACGAAGTTAAATTCATTTAGAGTTTGATCATAAACCTGGAATTT